ACCTTGACTTCGGACATTGTGGTTGTCTCCTCTTGTGGTTCGGTCGCTGCAACCTCTGTAATCATAGCGCCCTTGAATGCAGGTGCCGTGACAAGTGATAATTCTACCCAGTTGGCTTTTTTGATGATCATGGTGCCGTTGTCGTCGTACGAAGCGTCCACTACGTCAACACCTACCGATACCGAGTCAACTGCCTCGTCTTTGATGAGCTCAAGCATGTCGTTGCCTTCGCTGGTGGCGCTAATTCGGGCCGTAAACAGCATGCCTTCCTCAGAGTCCAGCCGCCCGGTGACTACGCCCACTGGCTGCTCGGAGTCGTGATACTTGAGCAGCTTGGGCTTCTTGCCAGTGATTGGCAGTGAGCCGCGCTCAAAGCGGACGCGAGTTCCGTCGCTGACAATGGCTTCGGTGTTCCAAGGTACGGCAACACCAGAGATTGAACGTGGTGACTCGCCTTCCTCAGCCAGGACAAACGTGTTTTGTGCAGTTAGGCGAATCATGAGTTCTCGCTTTCGTCGTTAGAGGGTATCTCCCGAGAAGGTGCAGCGTTGTCCTCCTCGGGAGACATTTCGGCTTCCTCCAGGTAGCTCTCAACGTCTAGGTAAATGTAGCGACCGCGTGGCGTGATGTTATTCATGCTCAAGGTCTGCTCAATGCAGTCAATGAATGGTTTGGCACCAAATAGATACAGGTCTTGGCGTGCCTGTTGTGCGTTTTGATAGGTCATGCCAGAACCTGACGGTGCGCCGACAAGGTATGGCGGAATGTTTGCAACTCGAGCCATTTCAAGCGCCTGATAAGTGCGTGCTTCGGTCAATTGCAACTTGCTTGGATCCATGTAGGACTCTTTCCAGTCCACGTACTGGTTCAATGCAGCAATGGCGTTGTTGTTGCGTGCCTCAGCGAAGCCAGCAGCAAGCTCGGACAGTTCCTCAGCGCTCAATGGTTCGCCTTCGGTCTGCTTGAGCACGCCTGCCGGGGTTTGATTCTTGGCAAAGCGCTCTGCGCTTGTGTCCAGGTTGATGTTGGTACGAATTGAACGTGCGCCCATTGACAGCAACCCTTGAATTGGGCTGAGGAATTGCACGACATCGTTCGGGTTCAAATCGATGCCGTTGAATGTCACTTGTTTGCTTGGCCCGAACCATTGTGGGCCGCCTTGGTCACGTGTCTGTACGTCAGCTGCTGGAATCCACGTAAACGTTGCTGGAAAGCCGTTCCCGAATCGGCTGGTGACTACCCAGAAGGCGCGACCGTAGAACAGCAGGTCGTCTGCTGTCCAGCTCATGATGAAGTTGCGCGTCACGTTGGGGTCGGGCTGGTGGAACCACGTGTCATCGGGCAAGTCGAGTTCCTCGTAGTCGTCATCCATCCACTGTTTGGCGTATTGATGAATTTCTAGGCAGCCAATCATTGAGCAGATAAGGTCACGTGCCCGGCTGATGGTCGGAATCTGAATAGCAGCCAAACGATCAAAGCCCGTTTGGTAGGTCATGAAGTTGCCAACCATCGGGTTGCCTGCGTAGCCAGTCGCTGCGCCTACTTGTGCTTTAGTTTCGTTAGCGACTGCGCGCTTCAGTGAAAATGCCATCGTGACATCAGTCTAGGCACTCGATGCAATCATGGGTCGGTTCACCATGGGTCGCGGCTTGGCACACATACCGACAGCCCACACAAGACACCGGGCTAACTCAATCGGGCCACTCGACTTCTGTGATGACAACGCAATAGCGCCAGGAGTCTTGACAGCAACAGCACGACCAACATGCTCAGCCAACATCGTTTCACCAGTGTGATTGACGCGGCCCTCATTGATGAGGTTCTTGACCATTGACGTATAGCGGCCTATCTCCTGATAGCCGACCAGCACCCTGCGACGTTGCAGATCGGAGGGGCAGTTGGTGTCCAGTGTCGGCGTGATAGCAACTTGCAAGCCTGAGTTGGAGGCCAACTGGGCACGAATGTTATCCCACACCTGTGTCACGGTTTCGCACATGAATGCGACAGTCGCACAAAGTATCCCAGCAGTATTCGCGTTCACACGTACCGCCACGTACCTGCCATCGTCGAGCGATACTTCTACGGCAAGCACGCCACCGGGCAACGGTGGCAAATCGGTACGCAACGACTCCCACTTGCCAGGCTGCAGCCACGACAGTTCTGATTGCACCCATAGGTTCACGCTAGATCGCAGGAATCCTGCACGATTGGGGCCTTTAGATTCAGCTTGGACGGTACGAATGTCAAGCGTGTGCCCGAGTGCCGGATTGGCGTACTCCCACGCGGCTTCGCTCATCGGGTCAAGGTCAGGCGGTGGGCTGTACTCCGCTAAGTACACAGAATTAGTGACCTCACCTGAGTCAATGGCACGTATGCCTTGCTCACGCCACCTAAGCATTGCAATGGAGTCCTCGGTGCCTGCCGTTGACCACATCGAGCACAATGGGTTAGGTCTGGCACGCTGAGTCGGCAGTAAACCGATGTCGAGTGTCTCGGAATCGATGCCGAACACTTCGTCTGCAATGATTAGGTCAACGCTCATACCGTGACCGCTAGATGGCCTAGCTGCTTTGACATACCAGCGCGAGTCACCAACCTTGATGCTGTTACGACCATACGCCCACACGGCTTTGACACCGAACTTGGCTTCGATTACCGGGGCTAGGTCTTGGAATAGGGCTGTGGCTAAATCGAGCCTGTGGGCTGTGGTCAGAATGGTTTGAGGGCCGACCTGCGTTGCGTGCTGGGTTAGCCACCAGCCAAGCAGCGCCTTGAGCGCTACGGTTTTTCCGTTTTGTCTGGCGACACTGACAAGCGATACGTGGTTGAGAAACTGCCCTTGGGCATCCACGGCAAGTTGACCGTTGAGAACATGCCTTTGCCAGGGCATAAGTTCCACTCCGAGAATGCGCTCAGCCCAATCTGCAACTTCGGGGCCGTAGCTCCCGGCTGCTCCTGTGATGACCGTTTCAATTCGCGGCAAGTCATGACCTTTTCCTTTCCGTTCAAGAACCTTTCCTTGGGATAAGGAAAGAGATGGGCGCGGGGGCAAGGGCTGATGTTGATCCAAAAAATTCTTGCGTGTTTTTTTTGGTTTGCGATTTTGTGAGCGTGTTTGGGTTTGGTTGCCTGGGCGTGCGGCTTGACGTGCTCGACTTTTGGCTGCTTTGTAGTTGGCTCCACGTCGTGCGTTGCATGGCTTGCATGAGGGAACCAAGTTGTCTGGTGTGTCGGTTCCGCCTCTGTCGTGCTCAATCAGGTGGTCTGCTTCGGTGGCCTGGCGTTTCTTGCACCAGTGGCACCGGGGTTTATCCGCCAGGAGTTCGCGGCGTGCTTTGAGGTACGCGGTATTGGATGTGCGCTTAGGCATTGTGGTTTGGCTGACGCGCTTCGCTTGTCCTAGCGCCCTCGCGTTGCTCGGTTGCTATCGCATCCACATAGCAGAGGTAGCACACTGGCCCGGCTTCCGTGAGTTGGTCACCGTATTTGGTCGAGAGGTTTGTTTCACCGCAGTTGCGGCAAGTGCCAATTTCAATCACTGTTTCGTAGCTGCATTTGATTTTCATGTTGTCAAGGTTACTTAGGCAGAGTGCCCCCGGGCACCATCCCGACCGTTGTTAAAGCACGGTTCACACTCGCCACGCAATGGATCTGTTTGCATGGGCTGAGCTGCCCTTCTAATGGGCGAACTAATGGTGATGAGCCACCGAGGTTTTACACCTACATCAGGTCACGCGGCCTGAACGCACCAATGTGATTGGCGTACTTTAGTTTTTCCAAGCTGTGATTACAGCAGAAGCCTCCTGCTTGGATAATTCATCAAATTTGACAACTTCACGATTCAAAACTGTGCCAATCTCACGCATCGTTTGACTGCCCGGTGTAAAGCCTCTGGTCTTAGCCAACACTCGAATCATGCCAATTTGCTTCTCTGACGCTTTGCCAGGGCCAGCTTTCATAGGCACCACGTTGGTCTGTGGCTCGCCCGTAAATGGGTCTGGGATAGGTTCGCCATCGTCATACCGGGCAATCTCCACACGTGGCTGCTCTTGGCGTGCCATGACCTCTTGCTTTGATGCCATTTTGTGGTCAATGCCAAAGCCCATCATGCCCAAAGCGCGACCAAGCGCCGAGGTGCTGGCGTTCATTTGCTCTGAGTCTTTGGTGTATGGCGTACGGCCCGGGAATGGCTCCCAGCAGTATGCGATGCAGGGCAGTTGATCGTCTTTGTCTCGCCACACCGTGCAACGTATCTCGATGTACAGCTTGTCGTTCACTTCACGGAATGTGGGTTGCGACTCTTGCACTCGGAGGTCTGGAAATTTGTCTAACGCCATACGTAGCCGTGTTGGTACGTCAACGTAGTTATCAAGGTTGAAACTCACTTTTCCTCCAATAGTTGCATTAGCTCGAACCATTCTTTGACCGGCATTACTGCCATCCATTCGCCAACATCCGTAATGCCTCGACGTTTGGCAATGATTACGCCTGTGTATGCATTGGCGTGCGTCATTTGTGCACGCAACTGCTCAAAGTAGCCGTGCCATGAGTGTGCTTTACGGTCTTTGACCTCAATGACAACACCGGGCCAGCCTGTGACATCGCCTTTGTCATCGTGCGTACCTGCTTGAATACGGTCTGCTTTAATTCCGTACTTTCGTAGCCATTTGACTACTGCAAGCTCAGCCGCATGGCCTTTACGCTTCTGTGGGCTTGTCACGCCAAAACTCCATGTCTCCTAGTACGTGTAGTGGGGCATCGAGCAGTTGATCGCGTGCGTCTGCCATGTGCAAGCAATTCAGGTACCCGATTGCGTCAACGAGTGAGTCCTCGTGCATTTTCTCGTTGTCAAGGCTTTTCATTAGCCGAGCCAGTTTGACTGCGACCATAAACATGATGGCTTCTTGCACGGTCAGGTTGTGCTTGAAGTTGGTGAGCACGCCAAAGATACGGCGCACCATGGTGTAGTCGGTAAATGGGTGACCGTACTGTTCCATGCGTTCACCGTTTTTGGTGAGTTGCCATGCTCGATAGGCGGCATCGCCCGGGTCAATGTTGCTGCTCACTTTTTCCTCTCAGTGGTTTTGACAATGTAGTACACGCATCCCACAATGTATGTGGTGAACACCCCGGCAAAGAAGTAATCAGCCCACAACATTGTCGTACGTGCTCCAGTTCTGCCAGCCGTAGTTGGTTGCGATGTGCCATGCCACCCACAAATTGGTCAGTGGGTCAAACAGCTCGGTGCAGTCATCAATCATGCCTTTGGTTTGCAAATAGCCGCGAGGCCAGTATTTGTTTGCTTGGCACCATGATGGCGTGTGAATTTGCATCAAGCCGAAACTTTGCCCATTGTCACCGATGGCGTTCGGCAAACAGGCCGATTCAAGCTCTGCGACCTGTAGCGCTAGCCATAGGTCATCAAGCACAAAGCCTGCTCGTAAGGCTGTGTCAGCCCATTCTCGGCAACCTGGGCCTGTGTATGGGGGCATGGTCGTTACGACGCTCTCAGGGCTTATTAATGCGTCTGAAGCGGTGTCCAAGCCCACCGTGCCCGAAAGGGGAGCCGTGTACACGGTGGACTCGGACACCAGCCCAATGGTGTCGGTTTGTGGGTCAGACGTAACAGCCAAGGTCACGCCAAATAGCCCGGACAAAGCCAAGGCGATCACTGCTAGGGGACTCATGCGACGCTCGGGTGTTCCGGGTCGATTCGAGGCTGATGGGTCAGTTTCGATGGCTCGCTCCAATCCTCGTCAGCGTTGAATCGGTAACGCAGCTGGGCCTTTACGACCTCGCCTTCAGCGTTCCTGAACACTACCAAGTGGAATTGTTGCGCTGTATCTGGACAAAGCCCGGTCAGGACTTCGTAGGTAATCAGGTTGTGTGTCATGTGTAGGCCCCTCCAGAAGCCTGTTTTGACCTTAGCGGCTCTTTCGTCGCTTGTGTGGGATGCTTAATTTCTCCACTTTTCGTACCATTCCCCACGGTATAAGTAGCACGTTGTCAGCACCCTGATCGGCTGTGCAGGTTTGAATAAGTACGCAGTGACGCTTGTACCGCTTCAGAATGCCCACAGACACGCATACCAGTGGCTGGTCATCAATGTCCCCTAGTTCGTGCCATTCGTTGTTGTCCAAGCTGTGAGCGTCATGCCACGTCACTTGCACAATGGCTCCGTCTAGTCCAGCCATACCACGTACTCCGCCGCTACCCGGCCTTTGTCTGGGTCAACAAAGTGCAGCCGCTGGCTCGGTATCCCAGTGGCTGCAACGAACTCTCGAGCGTATTCGTTGTGCGACTCTGGTGAGCCTGTCACAAAGATGCGGCCTCCGTTGCTCATCGTCAAGCTCATTGGCGTGTGCCAGTGGCCCATGTAGCAATCGTTGAAGTCCTCAATGACTCCACCTGCCCATGCGTTGACTTTGCGCAGGATGCCGAAGGCTGGGGTGTTACCGCCAAAGCTTTTGATTTCATCGCCGTGCACAAGTAGCGCTGTGTAGTTGCCAATCTTGACAATTTGATACCAAGCATCAGATGACTGCCAATCTTTGACCAAGTGCCCTACTTTGTTGCGTGCAATCTCATACGAAATTCGATCTACGTTGTCACCCTTTGGCATTTCGCCGTACCGACCAATGCGCCCATGGTTGCCGTATTCGCACACCACGCGCACAGTCTCAAAGTTGCTGGCAAGTGTTGTCACCGTTTTGGCAATCAGCCTGGACACCTCGAACAGTTGCTCGTATAGGTGGCTGTCCACTTCGTACGCCTGACCGGGAAAAATGCCCATGCCCTCCACCATGTCACCCCCTAAAAGAAGCACAGCTTCTTTGACCGGGTGATGCTTGCGTTGAATCTCCGTGATGTGCAGCGTCTTGTCAATAAAGCGATCTATGCGTTGACCGCATGTTTCCGAGCCATACGACACAGACTTCTTACCGAGCTGCCAGTCGGTGCAGTGAATCACTGCGACCTCGGCTTTGCCTTTGCGAGTGTCCTTGGTCGGTGGCTTGACCTTGACTGGTGGCGTACCAAGGCTTGCATCCTTGGCGGCCTGATACACAGCCTGCACCAACTCGTCGTTCTTGACCTTCAGTTTTGCGTACTGCTGCTGAGAACGCTTGAGCGCCTCACGCAACTGCTCGAGCGTCTGCTCCTCAGCAATCTCGTTACTTAGAGACATGCTTGCGCCTAAATCGGTAAACAACGTTCCAATCGCACTTGAAGCCATGTTTGGTCAGCAGCCGGGCTATCGAGTGATTGCTGTAATCCAAGTTATAAATCAGGTCGTACCATTCCTCGCCGTTTGGCTGTGCATCAATCCAAACGCCTAGGTCGTGCAACCTATTTTGTCTTGGTTCTATTTCGTCGCGTAACGCCATTGTCGTGATCCTCCAGGTGGTTGTCAATCTTGTGTTCCACCCTAGTA